TCCCAGAGAAATAGCTATTCATAACCGTGAAGCGTATGTGGTAGATACCGCTAATAACCGAGTGCAAGTATTTCTGCCATTAGCTCTTGCTGTCAATCCACCTATACCGGTTCCAGACTATCCACTCAAAGAAGGTAAATATTACGATACACTCATTACTAATATTCCAGGGAAAGAATTAAGCCGCTCTAGACACACGACTCTAATACGTAGTTGGATACTAAATTATTCCGCTATCCATGATGGTGATTGTAAGTATTTGTGGGATTTTTTCACAGCAAGAAAAGGAAGGCTAGGGAGATTTTATTTTATACACCCAGAAACAAACGTTATCTATGTAGCAAGGTTTGCTGATGACGTTTTAAAGCGAAAAGAAATTGGGAACAATCTTTTCAATGTTACATATAATATTATTGAGGTAACGTCTTAATGGCAAAGTCATACTCTATAAATCCAAGTTACATTTACGAAGAAGATATTGGTTATTCTACCCAAATCATTACAATGGAAAATGGCTTTGAAATAAGAAATTCATACAGAAGTCCACGTAGAACGTTCACTCTTAATTATGATAGAGTTACAAAGGCTATTTATGATTCCATAATCGCATTCTTTACCGCCAGATTAGGTAGATATGAGACGTTTGATTGGATTAATCCAAATGATAATGTAACTTATACTGTTAGATTTGTAGATGATACATTAGAAACAGAAGAAATTGCTGATGAAATTTACCAAATAAAATTGTCACTAATTGAGGTCGTTTGAAATGTCTAGAGATATAACAGCAAACTTAACCGAAGAATTAACAACATCAGAACATCGCCCAATAGAATTATATGTTGTGTGTTTGGATGATTACACTCTATATTTTACAGACCACGATGCAAATATAGAATTTTTTGATTTAGACGGCAATCCTCAAACGTATACTGCCGTTGCGTTATCTAGAGGACAAGTTAAAACAAATATTGATAATAAGATAGATTCAGTTGTTGTTAGATTGGATAATATCAATAGAGCTATGACTGATTATATAGCAGACTATGAGTTTCGTGGACGTAGAATGGTGATACTGCGTGTCTATGAAAATTATCTTACTAGCTCTGATGATTATATTGCAATCTTTGATGGACTAATGGATTCTCCTACTATTACTGAAGGAGCAATGGAGCTCACTATAAAATCTAGGTTGGGAACGCTATCAAAAAGAGTTCCTAGAAGAATGTATCAATTGCATTGCAACTGGGAATTTGGTTCAACTGAGTGTACGGTTGACAAAACAGCAACCCAGATTACAAATGCTTTACTTGTTGTTGGTTCTACAGCATCAGTTCTTATGGTGTCTGGAGATGCACACGAATCTCTTGCTACTGATTATTATAAATTTGGTTCTGTGAAAGTTACGGCAGGTAACAATAATAAAGAAGCACGCTTAATATTGTCTTCAGCAGGTAGTTTTGCTGATAGCGGTGTTAGTGGTGTAAAGCTTGGACTATCATATAATCTTGAGTCTGACCCTGTAGGCGACATAGTTACAGTGCAACAAGGTTGCGATAAAACTCCAACAATTTGTAATGATAAATATGCTAATAAAGTGAATTATGGTGGTTTTTTAAATATCCCCCAGCTCATGACTAGAAGATAAGGAGATGATTTCTTATGTGGTCTGACAAGTACATTGGTTTGTCGTATGAATTTGGTAGTCATATCTTAGAAAAAGGAACAGATTGTTTACGTCTTATTGAAGAAGTTTTTAGGCGTGAAAAAGATTATCACATTGAAGAAGATGGTGAGCCCGTCACAGAAGAATGGTATATTAAAAATCCAGAGCGATTAATACGTCAAGCTGTAGAACGTGGTGAGGTTATTAATGATGTATCACAATTAAAAGAGTTCGACATTGTTTTTTTCAAGACGAAAAATTCAGTTCGTCATATGGGCGTTATGATTGACAATTATGGTCATTTTCTTCATCAATTAATAAAACAAACAAGCAGAGTAGATGACTTAAACGCACGTCATTGGAATCGAAGATTCTTTTGTGCCGTAAGAATTGATTGTGAAAAATAGAAAAAATAATTATGCCATTAGATAGAAAAATACAAGATGAATATAAACAAGAGATATTTAAAGCACTTGATGCTGGACAGATAGCAGGAAGCGTAGGTCAAATTGTTGGTGCAGTAGTTGGTGCTATCATTGGATTCGTTGTTGGTGGTATTCCTGGTGCTATTTCAGGAGCAATGATAGGCTACTCATTTGGCGGAGCTATTGGTGGCATTGCAGATGCACCAGAAGCGTCAGAACCAACATTTGGTTATCAAGGTGGTGGTGGCGCTGAAAGTAATAGTGCCAGATATGGATTTGGTGCTTTATCAAATACAGCTACAAATGAAGCTACTGTTCCTGTTCTGTATGGTGCGTTAAAGGTGGCTGGCAATATTGTATATCAATCCGACCCAGGTGAGATTATTTATCGTTGTGTCGCAATATCAGAAGGAGAGATTCAGCAAATTACAGACGTTAAAGCGAATGATAAAGTTTTAAATACACTATCTGGTTGTTCATACACTGCGTATTTAGGGACATCATCACAAAGTGTAGATTCACGTTTTTCATCTGCCGTATACGGACTTCGCTATCTAGCTTATATAGCAATAACACTGAAAGCATCAGACCAATTAAAAGGTGGCAATCCAACAATAACCTGTGAGGCTCAAGGAGTAAAAGTTAGCACTTGGAATGGTTCTTCATGGACCGTTACTAAAACGTTTAGCAGAAATCCAGTTGCTTGCCTTAGAGATTTACTCACAAATTCAAGATATGGTGGCGGCTTATCTGAGGCGTCTATTGATGCCGCAAGTTGGGGGAGTGCTTACGAATATTGCAACGAAACATTGGAAGACATTACTGGAGCTTCAACAGAGGTGCGAGCTTATCTTGATTATGTTGTTGACGGAAAAAGACCCATATTAGATGCTATTAACAGTATCTTGGCAACATTTAATGGTTTTCTTGTTTTCTCAGGTAGTAAAATCAAACTTAAAATAGAAAAAAGTGAATCTGTTTCTCAAGCCTTCAATATGTCTAACATTGTTAAAGGCAGTTTTACTTATTTAAAGATTAGCAAAGACTCTCTTCCTAATAGAGTTAAGGTTCAATACATAGACCCAGTATATAATTATACTAAAATTTTTGCACAAGCAGATGACCCAGTAGACCAGGAGAATAGGAGAGCTTTACAGCTTGGTGAAGATATTGTAACACAAGAAGTTTCATTGTTGGGCATAACAAGATATTCACAGGCGGCAAGACAAGCTAAGATTTTTTTGCATTTTGCTCAAGCCTGTAGCACCTATTGCACCTTTAGTGTAAGTTCTGACTCATTAGCCATAGAGGTTGGTGATGTTGCTTATGTTACTCATGACGTTCCTAGATGGACGCTAAAGAAATTTAGAGTGCTTTCGATAGAAGCAACGAAAGATGATAATTTGAAATTATCTTGCAGGGCATATGACAGTTCTATTTATGATGGTTATGCAAGTGGGGGAATAGCGCCAGATTATGGCGATGTAACTGGTTTATATACAGAGCCTAATGAACCGAGAAATTTTACTGTTACCCAAGATTTAGCTGGTGTTCAATTTGCATGGACTGTTCCTATTAGTAAGTTTGATGTTACAATTGGAAGTTTTGAAATTAGACGAGGTTCTAACTGGGACACAGCAACAGTAATAACATCAACGATAGATTCGGATGAAGTAAGTTACACATCAACAAATGAATTCATTGGAACAGCAGTTTATCTTATGAAGTCATATTCTACATATGGTATTTACTCTATTTTAGCCGCAAAAGATTGCATTTCATCAACAATGCCAGCTCCTTATGACCCTGTTTATGAGTATGATGAATTTACTCGTCTAGGAGGCGCTTTAACTGATGGGTTACGCAGAGAGTGGACAGCAGACTTTGATTCTAGTTATTTTAGAAAAGTTATCGCCGTAGATAATTCTACAGCTCAACATCAGTGGGACGAAACAAGTGAAGTTTGGGATAATTCAAATATAGTTTATGACGAAGGGCCTTATGAAGCAGGGCAACAGACATATACTTGTGAAGAAATTGATTTAGGTGCTGACTTTACAGCTAATATGGAAGTGGATTATGATACAACTGCTGGTGCTGTATCAATTGAATGGCGTTATAAAAAAGATGGCGATGCTTATGGAGCATATGCAGTATTTTACGAGAGTACATATACTTTTAGATATTGCCAGTTTAGAATTAAGATGACAACTGCTAGTGTCTTCTACACGATGAAGCTTACAAAATTTAAGGTATCTGCGTTTATTGCAGATGTTACAGAAAGTGGTTCTGTCTCAATAACAAATGCAAATAACGGACAATACGTTTCATTTACAAAAACGTTTGCCGTAAATCCTAAAGTTGTCTTGTTTACTGACGGTATGTCTGATTACGAACCAAGAATAAGCAATATATCTACGCTTGGCTTTACAGCAAAGCTTTATGATGTAGATAATAATATATATAAAACAGGTGATTTAAGCTATTTTATTGCCAACTATTAAATAAGGAGACACGATGAGTAAAGCCACATATGATTCAACTATACCAGTAAGTGGTTCTGGTTTCTCAAGTTACAATATACGCAATGTCTTAAACGGAATAGCACAGGGAGATTCAGAACCTTTAAGACCTAGAGCGCAAGATACACCTGACATGACTGTGCGCATTGGAGATGCAAGTGTAGAAAGCTATTATCATCAGGTTTATAATGATAGGTCTGCTCCATTAGAATACTCTGAAGGAAACAGCCCAGAGGTTGTTGCCCCAGATTCAAACCCAAGAATTGATGTCTTGATGATTAGTGGGTCAACAACAGGAACGCTACATTGGGTTATTGGAGCCGAAGGTGCAGTACCTACTATGCCATTAATCCCAAGCGGAACACAAACTCCTGTTTGTGCGATATATTGTAATACAACTATGGATAGAATACTTAATTATGAAGTAAAGGACACTGATGCAACTGAGGGGTATTTATATAAAGACTTACGACCAAAGATAGTTAGATTAAGTGATGAGAAGCTTGGTGTGTACGACCCAGGAGTTCCATGGGCAGGCGACACAGCTTACCAAGCAACAGAAGATGGTCTTGTGACTGGATATTTAGCTTGCAGTTCTACGCAGTACGCATATTGCGATAGTGACAATCCTCCAGTTACAGCACGACAACAATATAACATATCTGGAACTTCTGTGAACACTTATTTCCCTGTATGCTTTCCTGTTAAGAAGAATGATTACTGGAAAGTAACAGGTTCTCCTACGCTTTTCTTTATGCCATTAACGAGTTAAACTAAAAACCAAGGGGGTATATTATGAATTTAGATAAGGTAGAAAAAAAGTTTGGTATCAAAAAAAAGAAAAAGATAGAGCAACGTTTCTGCCTTAACCCAGACTGCTGTGTTTATAAAAGCTATTTTGGTAACAAATGTTGTGCCCATAGTCGTATAGTTTGGAGAACCTGTCGCTTTAAAAGTAAAATAAAAGGAGAAGGAAATGCAAGTATCAAAGCTTAGAGATTTTAATTATACTAATGATAGGCTTATTGTTGCAGATATGGATAATAGAGATAAATCATATGTCTTTACTATGCAGAACAAGATAAACGAATTGGTAGAAGAGTTAAATAGTGTAAACACAAAGTTAATAAATCTCACAAAGAGATTTGAGTCTGGCAAGCTAAAAGAAGAGAAGGAAGAAGCAGACGCAACCTCCTATGATGAACACGAATCAGCTCCACGAAAAGATAAAACTGAGATATACCAGAAGAAGTGAAAAAAACAAAAAAATTGAGCCAGACTTTTATATCTGGCTCTTTTTTTATGCTATCCACCAAAAGAATTTTCTTTTCCATACTTCAACCTTAGACACTTTAGAATACTTTGGGCATTCCAAAACATGATTTGTCTGTGGCAGACGTATTACTATCCTATGATAATCAACATCTTTTTCCTTTATCTTGCAAGCATAGGACACATAGACCGTTTTCTTTGTCTCTACCTTTTCACGTTTTGCATTTTTACAACTATAACATAGGTGATGATTCATCTTAATTAATCTTTGGGTCGTTTTTCGATATACTCTTAAATGAGTCCAACATTTCATCGAAGAGCTTATGGTAAAAATGTCTTGTCTCTCCACCCTCCTTGAACTCTTTTTCGTTTTTTATTATCTGATTATAAAAATTAGGATATTCTTTTATTAAGTAACAATATCTGCTTTCCATAAATCTAAATATATCTTCAACCTTATATTTTTTCTTTGACCTCCACAGAAAATATATCAAATGGTGAAGTGCCTGTATTTGCCCACAATAAAATGCATTTATAATTCTATCGCTTTCATTGTCACCTTGCGTAAATACCATTCCATCTTTATTTACTATTTTTGACATTACTGCTCCTTTTTATAGGTTATAATTGATGAATAAAGAGACGTGAAAGGAATTTGCTTTGCACAGTAATTATTAGCCTTTAGTAGAGAACACATTCCTTCGGCTGCTGGTGGGTTTTGTGAGTGTACTATTATTGTAGCATTCCTCTGTATTCCTTTTTCTACTATGTGCTTAACAAGAGCTGTTCCTGTGTCTTCTCTGCTTGTATCAACGAAAATCTCACCACCTAAATCGTGGTCTAAAAAAATCATATAGTAATCCTGTTTTGATAGTTCCTTTTTTGCTTGCTTTACAGTGGTCACACATTTTAAGTTTGCACCTGAAAATGCAGTCTTAAACCACTTTAATCTATATTTATCGTCCTCAAGAACAAATATGTCTAGCATAGTTTATTTTCCTTTGTAAGTATACTTCCTTATCATTTCTGGCAAGTTAAAGTTGGCATAGTAATCTTTCTTCTCATCGTCATAAATAATGTCGATTTCCAGTTGAGCCCTTGCTCTTTGCCATAAATATATTAATCTTCCTATCCTACCATTCCCATCTTCAAATGGGTGTATAAACTCAAACCAAATATGGTTTTCTTTTATTTCTTCTTCTGTTTCAACACCATCGTTTGCGCTTTTCAGCCATTCATGAAGATTGTCTACTATAGCATATGCTGGGTATCCACTTCTGCCACCTACAGACACTTCACAAGTTCTTAGCCTTCCAGCAACACGTGGATTAAGATTCTCAATTATTAATTTGTGGCAAAATAGTATAATTGGAACTGTTAGCTTATCATGTTTAAATAGGTATTCGTAAGCCATAAGCGAATCAGATAGATTTGTATAAACACCCTCTATAGCATTACTTTCTCTTAAAAAATCTTTAACAAGTTCATCCGAATAGGCTTTATCATACATTACTTTTTTCCTTTCATTTTTTCTAAATATCTTTCGTACATTTCTGCTTCTTTTTCGGTTACTTTAAATTTATGTGAATTGTTAGTATGACCGTTGAAGCATAACCCTGCACAATTAAATGGACTATGAATAAATAAAGGAAACTTCTTTCTGTTGTAGTCTGTGTTTAGTAATTTGTGATGATGTGAATGTATCGGCTCATAACAGCCTTTTTCTAAACAAAAATCATTCTGAGCTTCACTTACATCACGCTTAACCTCATCTGGAAATGTTTTATTCATATCCTCATTTCCGTTAAATAAATTTCAGCTCTCGGATTATTTTTATCGTAAAAATATTCACTCATATCTTTATTGATATATTTAATGGTGTCATCAGGGATTACTCCAGCCTTAACCAACCCGTCTAACGCAAACTTCTCAATGACTGAACGTATATTTCCTCCGTCGGTGCCTTTCCTTTTAGCGTATATTTTGAATTGAATTAGCGGATTATTAAACTGTTCGTTGGTGCATTGTTCCCTAACAAGGTCGTGATAGTGAGCTTTAACCTTGTTTAATATCTGATAGTGGGCATTCCTATACCAGCCCATATTTACTAGTATAGTTTTATTCTTTTTAGTCTTAAAGACCTGCTCGTAATATATGGGTAATATAAGTTTCATACCTAAATTTTATCATACACACTAAGGTTTGTCAAGTGTCTAAAGCTTAAAAAGTTTTTCTTGGAACATCAGGTTTATACCCACCAGTTTTATTGCTTCCTCTGTCTAATGCTTTTCTTTTTATTATCTTTAATTGTGGGTCATCAAAATATTGTGGGTCTTCTGGCTTTTTGTTATTCTTAGTAGGTGATTGAACTGCTATTCTTGTGCAGCCATGTAAGTAAGTAACTTTAGCAACTGCTATTCCAGAAAAACCAGAAACAGTATCTTTTACTCTGTCTCCTAAATTTACCATTTTATTCCTCCTTTCTTTATTAACTATGAGCCATACGTAAGCATGTCAACTCGCCTAAATAACCGCTACAGTCATTCGGGTTAACTCCAGCTCTAGCTTTATCCTATGTGCCAAGTTCTGACACATAACTTAACCAGCGTACGACTTGGTTCTGCCAGTAGATTAAATCTACTATATGACTCATGGTTTATTATTTGTTTTGTTCATTAAAGTTTTCCTCTAGCATGTTACCTGATACCCTTTCTTCTGTATCGTTAGCTAGTGTTATTATGTCCTCAATGATTTTCCGTCCTTCTTTGCTCAGATTCTCTGGTGTGAATTGTTTATTTAAAGATTTAAAAAACTCATTCCATATTTCTTGATACATAATTCACCTCTTATTTGATGTTGGGGAACAACCTAACCAAATTTCAACGTCAATTGCTTTCTTTTCCATTTTAGTTAATTTATATTTTTTGATGTGCTTATTTATTATTTTTTTCATTTTTGTTTCATCTATATAATAATTCATAAACCAATTATGTTTTTTAGTTATTCCTTTTTCTATTAATTCATCCATATTAGCACTTGGTGTTGCTTTTTTATACAACTCTCTATAAATATTCATACAGATTTCAAAAAGCTTTTTATTATTTTTCATTTTATATCTCCTTTTTATCTTATTTCGTAAATACCTTCAAATGGCTTTCCTGTAAGTTTCATGTGTGCTATTTCTGCTGACCTTAATGCGAGTATTGATTGTCTGTGTAATCTTTTCGTTTGATACTCTTTAATTTTATCATGTAGGATTAGGAAGAAATAAGCTATACGTATACACATTCTTCTAATGGAGAATAATAAGCGTGATAGTGTTAATGATAAATATAACATTCTAAACCTTCTTTCCGACTAAACTTTCCGGCCAATTATCAGAAATTCGTGTTTTTTGGCCGTTACTTTTCTTTCCCAGATTTGTCCAGCAAAACATGCCCCGATACAACTTTGCCACGGAATAATAACAATATCCCATAGTTTGAATCCAGCTTTTTGTATCAGTCTAGCTGTATCTGCATGATACATATAAAAATCACCATCTTTTCTGAAATCATTAACATTAAATACAATAAACTTATTTGGTTTTAAGCAACGATAACATTCTGCAATAACTTTATATAGTCCTTCAAGAAACTGCTCATACGTTTTGCCATAACCAAGCTGGTCTGGGTGGTCGTTATAAAATTCTATCGAAAAATATGGAGGACTTGTAAAAGCTAAATCAACAGAGCCGTCCTGTACCTCATGCATTTTTTCTGATGAATGTTCATATAGTTTTATTTCATTAGAAGGTTTAAATAGTAGTGATTGCCCAGTTTTCCCCAACAGTATATCGGCAATTTTTCTATTAAAATCCATAAAACAAATATCATAACCAATGTAATTTCTTTTTAATTTAAAAGCTGTCTCAATCCTACTCGCATGCCCCATGCACGGGTCAAGCACCGTATCGTTTTCTTCTGTATAGAATTCTACAACCTTTCTACATAAGTCCGGAGGAAACGTACTTAATCCACCAGACTTCCCACGAACGTTTTGTGATGACGTTGCAAAGCAAGACAATTGTTGGTTGTATTCTTTTTCTTGCCCACCTTGGGTTGTAAATTTTTTAATATTGTAATCCATTTTTTTATGTTTTTCTTTTGCAACCGCTTGCTGTTTGCGTGAATCTAATTCTATTGTTGATTTACCCCAACCATAACTTATATTCCAAATAGAAGTTGGCACTTCGCCAAATCTACGTATGACTTTTTGTCTTATTTGCCTACTTTTTTCTAAGTCATCAAGTGTCTTTGCCATTAGCTTAATATCCCCTACTTTTTGCGAAGTCTATTATTTTTTTTATTTCATCAACACTATAGCCATATAGTTTAATATTGTCCATATCTTCTGGGTTTATTTGCGTAACTTCTTTTTTCTCAACCAAATCTCCATCTAAATATTGCTGTGACAGTTCAATTAATGCTCTTGCGTCTTGGCAAGAAACACACTCAGTAATTGGTCGTGAACAATTTTCTATTTCCCATTTCATTTGCTTCATTGCTCTTTTTATTGATTTTTTGTTTATCATCACTTACTCCTTAGAATTCTCTTTTCTTTTATTGCATTGTAAACCAATTCACAACATTTTGGATGATACCACGCATTATTGTATACTGAAATTTTATCTCCTTTTGAAATTAAACAGAGACACAATGGGCAACATGAAGCGTGTCTTGCAACCATTATTGTTGACTTTTTAGCCATTACTTACTCCTTTTTTGTAAATATCAATCCTTATATCATCATTAGTTATAGCCCAATATCTTTCTAGCATATCAATTTGTAGTTTATTTATCTCTTTAATGTTTGCTGTCTTTTGAAGGTCGCTAGTAATATATGCTGTGTCTATTAGCTTTTCAAGCTCCTCTGCTTTATTTAATACCCACTCAAGACTACGTTTTCCTAATTTTATATCTCTAACTAAATTGTTTTGAGGTAGTGGAAATTGTAATTTACCTTCAATAAGTATATCTAGTCCTTCCAATAGTAATCTTATTAAATGACTTGCAAATTTAGTATCATAACCAAACTCCAACGCCAACTCTTTTCTGCCT